ATCTGAGGCTTGCCCTGACGAAAGTCCCAACGCATTAATACGATCAGCAAGCGCAGCCATGCGTTCGTCAGAATCAAGCCCTGCTAGGTCACTTGCAGTCATGCCCAACTTGGCAAGCGCCTTTTGCGCTGGGCTACCTTTTTCCTTAGCCGCCTCTAGTTCTCGATTTAGCTGCTGCATGGCGGTGTTGGCTTCACCAACAGATACGCCAGCATATCCCGCCGCAATCTGAACCGCTCGCAACGCATTGACGCTGCCATCGATTGACCGCGCCAGTTTGGTTTGAGCATCAACTGCCGCAAGCCCTTGCGTGGTCATTGCCGCAAGCGCGCCACCCACCAAAACACCAGCCGCACCAGCCGCTTTAGCAAGTCCCGCAAGATTTCGCCCAGCGCGCTTTAAACCACGCTCTAGGCCAGTCGTGTCTGCGCCAATTTTGACTAAAAGTGGTTTAATCGCCATCTGTCGGCTCCAGTAATCTGCTCAAGCGGTCAACCTCACCTTGCGATAAATGCCCCTTGCGGTTTTTCTGCGGCGTGATTTGGTGCGATAGATATTCTGCAATAAACTCAGAAAATGTCATCTTCCAAAACTCAGACGGGGATATGCCCCAAGATCGCGCTATCAGATATAGATTGTTAAAATCTATGTCTCGGAGTTCACCCTCTTCCGCGACTTCGGTTGAGGCTTCGACTTTTTTCCAAGATCAATCGACGGCAATACCGCCGCCACAAAAGCAAGTTGAAAATCAATCATTTCCTCAGAGCCGCCGGTGATGAATGCGTAGCTTTCATCCTCGGATACCTTGACGCCTGCCTCTGCCATGAACACCCGATGCACATCGGTCAGATCAATGGGATCAGCACCGCCTTTAATGCAAGCGTTTGCCAAAGCAAGCGCATGGATACCTTTGGCTTTGATACGTCGAAGCAATGCCAGTGACGGGGTGAACGTGTATTCATTGCCCTGCCACTGGATTGTAAGCTCTCTAAAAACTTCGCTCATCAGGATGCCGTAATCGCGCCAGAGCTTTCCAGAGAAAGCGTGAACGTAATTGTGTCGGCTTGTTCGCCTGTCGCCTCAAATGAGGTGATAAAGAACGATCCTGTATAAGTCGCAAAGCTGCCCATATCAATTTCAAAGGCATGAAGCGCGCTATCAGATGTAGCCGCCGCCGCCAATGCAGAGAATGTCGATGCCGTTGCAACGCCAGTGCATGACAAACTCATGCTTTTCACGCCGATGTCGTCCAGATACGTCCGAACGCCAGCGTCATCTTTGTCGGTGATGTCGATGGCCTCGTTATTGAACGTCATGCTGTCAGTGCGCGCGCCCGCGACTACAACATATGTTGATCCATCCGACGCATATTTGATCCGTAGATCACGACCTGCTTCTGCTGCCATTGTTTTGCCCTTTCATTGGCTTTGCAAACTTGTATCACGATTTTGGAAACTTGCAAAGCTAGGTTCCATCGTCGTATGTAATCCGAAATGTCATTGGCCTGTACCGAGTGAAGCCGTCTGGGTCCGGTATATTGCCCGGGCTTTCCTCAAACAGACAATTCACAGTGTTTGATCCGGCAATAACCAAGTCAAACTTGTGCAAAAGGTCATATACCTGTTGCGCCGTTGCGTTTGCAAGATCAACGGCAGATCGCGTTGCGGTCGGTCTGCAAAAGGTCGTAATCTGGATAAGCTGCTCGCCGCCGTCACTGGTCTTTGTATCCCATGCGCGCGCGCTCACGTCCTCGATGATGCAATACGGGAACGGCGCTAGGCTTTCAGGGCGCGTGTCTTGCGGCTTGTCGTATCCGATATAGCTGACCAACCCAGATAATGTGGTATCACCTGCCAGCCGCGCCCTAACGGCTTGCGCTACGCCTGCAAAGTTCATCGCGTGGCCCTCCGGATAATATCTTCCAGCTTGCCGATATAGACGGGTCGCATCCGCTCCACCGCTGGCCTGAAGAATGGGCGCGATGCCATGCGGCTTGTGCCGTATTCCAGCCATGTCGCATAAATCAATTCGCTGCCAACTGTGGCGGTCAGATCGCCAATGCGGTCGAATGTGATGCTATTGGCAAGCCGTCCTGTGTCTGTCATGGGCGGCTGTCCGGGCGCGGATGCAGTGTGCGTGCGTGTTGGATTGCTTTTTCTGTACGTCCGCCCCGACGCTGGCCCGTTATCTAGGCTTTTAACAATATCGGCCTGCATCTCTATGGCGACGGCTTTGACTACATTGCCAGCTTCTTCTCGCAGATCGTCAGATAGCCGCCGCAATTCGCGCTGTAGCTGTTCCGAACCCTCAAGGCGAATTGTGACGGTCATGTCGCATCGCCCATGTTTACGTCGATCTCAAGCCATCGGTCATCCATATCAACATTCGCAATGAAACGGATGTTGCACGGCCTGCCCCTGATCAACACGCGGTCTTTTTCGGTGATATCTGTGTTGTAACGGGTCACAATGCGATAGTTTGCCGTGGCCTCGGTGCGCTCAGACGCCCAACGCTCGCGCCCTGACATAGGTTTAACCATCGCCCGCGTCGGAGCATCTGCAATTGTGGCCCAGCCTTGAATGCGCGCGCCGTAATCGTCAGCCGTGTTCGTCACGCGCTCGAACGTCACAGGCTCACGCAGATCGCGTGCGCTATACTTAGAAGGCTTGCAACAGTTCACCATGCCAATTCATCCGCGCGGCGATAAGGTGCTAACAACGACTTGGCTTGATCTGTCATGCCTGCGCAACCCTCATACATGCTTGTCACATACATTCGGATTGCCTCAAGGATCGGCGGTGGAATGTCGCCAGAGCCGTAGCCAGCAACGTATGTCACCTGCACCGCGTCCTGCGCCCGCAGATCGCTGGGCCAAGTTTCCCCTTCGTCAAGATAGATACGCCCGCTGGTAAGGTCCACCTGATACCGGCTTGCGTCGTAAGTGCTGGCGTTGTTGCCTCGGTCATAGGTCACGATGCTGGTGACGGACTGCAATGGGGGAAAAGGCAGCTCCAGCGTCTCGCCGCCACCCAGAACGTAAGGCCGCGATGCCGTATGCACGCCCGGCCCCAATGCCAGAAGGTTGTCATCGCCGTGGCCATCGGTAAAGCCGTCTGCCTTGAATACGAATGTCTCGGTCAATATCGCCTGCCGCAGGTATTGCTTTACCGCCTCAGTGGCCGTGGCGATGTATGCCGTGATAATGTCGTCATCGCCAAAACCGTCAACGCGCAAAAACACTTTCATGTCTGCCAGTGATACGGCTGGGCTGTCCGCCGATGCCGATACGGAAACGGATTTTCGGTTGTATCTCATTTCCGGCTCCGCTTTCGCGTTTTATTTTCAGGCGCGGCCTGCATGGCCTTGGTGACAATTTCACAAGCGCCTTGTCCAATAAGTAGCGCCAGCGTGGCGTCATCCACATCGCGCTCAGAACCGGCTTGCCACGTTTGCACGTTAATTCCGTCCAGTGAGATAGGGAAGTTCCGCAGAATTTTAACTTTGTTCATGGGCTGTGCGTCCTCTGCAACATGATTGCTTTATTCCATATCAACACATCTTCTGAACACATGACGAAGAACCGCGCGCCATATCTCGCAAATTGATCTGTGACAAATAGCGTTCCGTTGAAAAATATAAAATCAGTAACACCGCTGACCTTTATCAATGCGCGCCTATCACGAGCAATCATGGTGGTGTAATCATCGCCGATACCCACGTCGATCTCAGCAAATGCGTTTCTGTTGGTGGCCTTGCTGATTTGAAACGTGATGTTGATATTATATGTTTCGCCAGCGGCGAATGGTTGCAACGTGCTGTCTCCAAATACATCAAGGCCAATACCACGGCGAAATTCGGTTGTGCTATTGCTTGCCTGCCCGTCAACAGTGAAGTGTGTCAGCGTGTCGGATGTTATGGATTGCTTGTTGTCCACGGTGTGCGTGGCGTCATGCAGATATAGCCATCCGCCGTTGTACGGCGCGCGGCGCTCATTGCCGTCATCCGTGTGGATGATCATGTCGGCTGCGCGCTTGTTGTCCTCAGTGGCGTCCACCAATTCGGACCAGTTGATATTAGTCATTGGATACCCCTGCGCTTAGTGACGGGCCACCGTAGCGGCCCGCTGCTAAGATCAGGTTGCCGCAGTACCGGCGTCAATTGTGGCCGTAGCCATAACCGCGCCTTTGTCCTTGCGAGCATGAACGGCTACAACGGCGTTTGTGCCGGTTGTGCCGGTTGCCACGATCCGCACATAACGCTTGCCGCCAACGTAGCCGATAGAACCTACCATCGTATCGTCGGCGTCGTCGCTTGTGACAGTCAGCGCGCTTTCAAGTCCAACCAGATCAGCGTCCACAACTGCCGTTGCATCAGCCGCCGCAGTTGTATCGCTTTCCTGAACCTCAAAAGCAAAGCCCGATGCAGTTCCAGCATCTGTAACCGTACCAGTGGAGACTGTGAATGTCAGAGCCTCCCAGCCCTGCATATCAATCCAATCGCCAGCCGATGGCGTAACGCCCGACAGTGTAGCGGATAAGCCTAAGCCAAATTCCGCGTTGTTTCGCATATCAAACTGAGCCATTATGCTGCCACCTTTCCGATAACTGCCGCGTCGAAGGACGTAACATCGCCGCCAACGCGCTGTGTTGTGTAGTAGGTCACGAAGCCTTTGTTGGTGAATGGGTCACGCAACACCTGCAATCCAACTCGATCCAGGACCGTGTAGAAGGACGCAAAGTCAGCGTAGACGATGCTCAGAGCGTTTGCCGCAACTGCTGGCATATCGTCCATGAACACAACTGACTTACCCAAAAGCTGGATTGTCGCCTGACCGTCACGCAAAACAACCGGGCTGAAGAAGTAATTGTCATCGCCCTTCAACTTGAGCGCCGCGCCAAAAGTGGTACGTTTCATACCCCAGATCGCGCCTGCCTGATAATCTTCTTTAAGTGCGTTCTGCACCTCGATCAGACCATCTGCATTCATCGCCGCCGCAGACCCCATGTTCACTTGATGCAGTGCGTTGCGTTCATAGGTTCCACCGGTCGATTGTGCCGCGTATGTCAGGAACCCACGCGGCTTGCCAACGCCATCGCCAGAGACGAATGCGGTGTTTTGCGTGCGTGAAAACTTGTCTGCGACCTTGCGGGAAAGCCATGCCTCAACGTCAAGATAGCTGTCCTCAATCATCTCGGTGGTCATGCGAGGGTCGGATTCGATCTTGTGCGCGGTGATAACCTTCTGAGCAAGCTGAGGCGTGTCAGTCTGGCCACTGGATGCACCTTCACCAACCCAGCGAGCGGTGGCTTCCTGATCGTCGATCAGAATGTCGATGCTCTTTGCGCCAGTGCGCTCCACGTTGGCAACTTGGCGAACGGGAGACGTTTCAAATACGCGGTTCATTACCATAGTTGAAAGCTCTGGGCGAACCAGATAACCGCCATCTGGGTTCACGTCTGTTGACATGCCCTTGATCTCGATGCCCTCGGAACCGGCTTTGAAGCCTTCCGGCAAGGTGCCGTTTGACATGTATTGTTTAAACGCATCTCGGTGCTTTTGATCAAGATCAGCGTCCATGCCTTTGCTTTCGCCGCCGTTTGGTCGGTTCATCGCGGCTTCAAGTTTGGCTTGCTTGGTGTTCAAGGCTTCCACGTTTTTCGTGATTTCCTCAACCATGCGGTTGTGCTTTTCTTCTGTGATAACGTCCTTTGGCGCGGATGCTTTCAAAGCGTCCACTTCAGAACGAAGTTCAACGAGGGTCGGGTTGATTTTTTCAACAAGCCCTTTGATTTCTGTCAGGTCGGTCATTTAATGAGCCTCCATATTTGACAAGGTTTCAGTCAAAAGTGCTTTGAGTTCGTCAACGTCTCGCTGAACCTTCTCGGGATCGGTCGCGTTGTCTGCGTCTCGCAGAACATCAGACCGTGCCTTCCATGCGCCACCCGCCATAGCTTTAGCCATGCGGTTTGAGTGGCCCATATCCTTAAACGCGCGCTCAATGTGGCGCTGCGTAATATCCTCGGCTTTCATCGCGTAGATGCCAGCCATTTCGTTCATAGGGAATGTGACAATGCTGGTTTCCCAGAGGTCCAGCTTGGTAAGCCTGCGAATGTCTTTTTCGGTGTCCATCTCGTACTCTTGAGTACGATATCCGATGCTAAGACCTTCGATGCCGCCCATCTCGACTAGGTCGGCAATTTCGCCCGCTTTACCGCGTCGGCTTACTCGGCCCTTGATAAATAGGCCGTTTTCATCTTCACCCATTTCATCCCAAGCGCCGATTGGCTGAGATGGATCGTGGTTCCAAAGCATTTTAGGTTTGCGACCGCTGGCAATGCACGCCTTGAATGCGCCGGGCATGACAACATCATTGCCTTTGTCGATGTTGCCAAAGACAGAGCCATAGCCAGAAATTGTGAGGTAATCGTCGCTTTTGCCCTCAACTTTAAGTTCAAGGGTCGCCATCTTTATTTCAAGCGGTTCGCCGCCATCTTTGCGTGCGATGAATTGCAGCATTTAATGATCCATCTATGGGCCTCGGGCGTCTCACGACGGCCTTTGCAGATTGTATAACACGTATTTGCTAACTTGCAAAGAGTTGGGATTAGCACAAAAAAAAGACCGCCCGAAGGCGGCCTAGTAGGGGAGGTCAGTTTGTGATGGTAGGTTAGGTGACAGACTTCGATCTGGCAAGAGCTTTGATCTCTTCATAAGCCGACACGGGAACCTTATATCCGCACACTGTCTTTGTTTTTTCGGGCTTTGGAATGCCCGCAATCTCTCTAATTTTGTTGAGGCGTTCAATATACATTCCTTGAAGTGACCGCCACCTCTTTTCATATCCCTTGTCCCCAAAGATCGGGTGGGTGATGAAAACGCGCTCATTTGCCCAGTGGTAAAAGTCAGAGCATATTTTTACGAATTCATTTTTGCTTTTTGCGTCACTTGGATCGTATCCATAGTTAGCCATTTGCTTCCTTGTGTCACTATTGAGCAATTCAATAAAATGATCATTTTGCCGCCCGTACCTTCTGGCGACATAGAAGCAGACAGTGGTGACTTGCGATAATGATATG